AGCTGCTTGGCCTGTGGCTTGTTGACCTAGTTCCGAGTAGCCCTGTCCGAGCTGACCTAATCGACCTTCAGCTCTGGCTGACAAGTCCTGAAGTGTCTGTTGGCCGAGTTGACCAGCACGTTGTTCTGCACCTGCGGAGATTCCCTGAGCTGCCTGTCGTGCTTGCCCAAACTCTCCACGCACATCTTCACGACCACCTGCGAATCGTTGGCCTGCATCAGACACACCAGCAGCGGTGTCTTGGCCGATATCTTGTCGTGCCTGACCAAAGCGATCTCCGGCAGCAGCTTCCTGTCCGGCGAAGTCCTGTCCAACTTCACCTCTAGCGGCAGCTCGTCTTGCAGCATCTGCTTGCCCGAGTCCTTCGAAGCCCTGTTGAATCTGGCCACGACCTTCACGGTTGGTTTGGGCGGTATCTTCCGTTGCCTGCTGAAACCTGTTTTGCAAATCCTGAAGACTTTGTTCACCACGACCTGTCACACCTTCACGAGCAGCTTGTCCCATTTCACCAAGCTGACCAGAAACCTGTTCACCACGACCCTCAGCTCGTTGTCTGGCTGCATCACCTAACTCACCAACACGTCCTTCAGCCTGTTGTGCAAGTTGACCCAGACGAGATTCATCAGCTTTGTATCGATCAGACACATCACCGACTCGACCTTCGCCACCAGAAAGAACGTCTTTGATCGTGCCGTCAGCGACACCCTTCATGTTGCTTAGCACATCGCCACTCATGTTAGCCATGTTTTCGGCTAGGTCAGAGTGCTTTGAATTCAGTGTGTCTAGATCGCCCTTCTGCTCATCAGTGAGACGGTCATACAGAGAGAGTATCTGCCCGTAACGAGCTTCGTTGGCAGCGTTTCCTGCTTGACGAGCGTCTTCAAATAAACCCATCACACGTTCAATCAACGACTGAGCGAATGGTGTTTTCTGTTCTTCCGATTCGTTGTTTTTACCACCACCTCGTGACGGATTCTTTTGATTCGGTCCGGTAGCCATTAGCGGCCTCGCATGATTTTAAGTTGACTGATTGGGTTAGAAGGATCACCGATCATCTTCTGTTCCATCTGTGGGTTGATGGCTTGGAAAGGATTCAACTGTGCTTTAGTTTTGCGTTGCATTCTCTGACCCTGCGTGGTCATCGAGTTGTCAACATTCATTGTGTTTTTGCTTTGGTTGAATTGGTTAGTTCGGTTTGTTGTGTTGTAGGTTCGTGACGAGTTGTAGGTGTTGCTCACAGGTGGCATCGGCTGTGGTGGAGCAGGTGCTGGCACTCCGAAGCCACCGCCTGGATTAGATGGAAGACCACCAGTATCTATGCTTGTACCGCCTCCACCTTGTGTGCCAGGCATTCCAGGCGACACAGGGTTAATAGGATTAGGCTGCTGTGGCATACCGAATCCACCGGCAGGTGCATAACCTCCCGAGTTTCCAGCAGGTGCTTGATGTTTGCCCGATACTTGGCCTGGATAACCTCGTGGATTAATCCTTGGCCCCCTATATGTTGAACTCATATCATTAACTCATCTGAGTAAGGCTCTCTTCGTACCAGTTTCCGTTGTAGGCAACGCACAACTTTGCAGTTGAGCCTCCACCAAACAACAACACGATCTCACCGTCAGCCGGACTTACATTCAAATCCGTTGAATCTGTTTCATCACTTGTCACAACGGGTATTGCTACCGCACCGTTGACCGTGATTTGTGCAGCGTCAGTAAGAGCCAGACGTGCATTTGCTCGTCTTGCTCTTGGTGGGAACTTTGGCCCACGATTCAATCCACCGATTAATCCACTCATTACCATTGCCTCGCAATTGGGCCGTCGAAGCTGTTGAGTTCTACTCCAAGAAACTCGTAGCTCCATGACTGGCTGTTTGTGTTGTTCTGTAACTTGATAAACATGTCGTGGCCAACAGCTCTTCGTCTCTCGCTTTTATTGCGACCAGCAGACACAGTAGCAGCCAGCTGAGAAGTGCTAGAAGCAGCAGCAGCTTCGGCTGTTTCTCCGGTGTAAACATTAAGTGCGACATCGTTCGATCCTGTACCTAGTGCCGCCTTAATTTCAGTGAGCATGATCTTCGGGCGGTTCTGTAAGTTGATTGGCCCAAGTTTGACGTATGAATCAATTGCTGTTGAATCATCCGTCGTGCTTGGCGTGTCATAGTCGAAGCGACGAACGTATCCGTCCTGACCACCCATTAACACAGTTCTGTCGGCAGCAGCATCGCCATCAAAGGTGTGAACACTGATGGGATTGTGGTCATTGTTTCCGAACTTATCTGGCCACCAACTCTGATTACGAGTGTCGTAGTAATAGTTAGTGGTTGCTCCACCACCGAGAGGAGTGAGGAACACGTAGAATCCTCGTTCTCTATCAGACCACACCATGCGAACCAACGTGGTGTTGGCGTTGTAGGTGTTCATCCGTTCCTGAATGGCGTTCTCAGTAATGTTCTGCGGAGGAGAACCAGGCTGCATCTGATACACACCACCACGAGAGCCGAAGAAGTAAACGATACCTTCTGGGCTTTTACAGTAGGGTCTGCCGAATGGAGCACCGATTGTGTCTGAGATAAGGTCAAGACGACCACCTTCAGCCGGATCACCAGTCATCTGATAGATCGTATGGTCGCCAAAGAACAACAGGATGTCGTCGTTGTAAGGACACATTGCATTGACGATGTCTGGGCTTTTGCCCGCATCAGCATTGTTTCCAGCGACAGCCATGGTCGCAGTAGGCGTTGACGGACTGTAGTTCCAGTTCCTAGCATCACCCACAGCACTCATGTACCAGTTGTGCGGATCAGTGCTAACACCACTGCAAACAATGCGACCACGCCACGTCTCAATCAGACGAGGTTCGTTACTGCTATCAATCGGCAGAGAACCTGAAGAAGCTGACCATGTGGCGACTGTGTTTGTTGAAGCTGTCCACTGTTTTGTGGAAGCACCATCAGCAAAGTAAACCACACCGAACAGCTCAGCCGAAAAGATGGCAGGCACAGACGACGACAAAGCACCACTGCCGTTAGTGGCAGTAGTGAATCCCGAAGTCGTTACCTTAGCCACAGTACCATTGGTCACAGCGTAAGTCGTAACGGTTCTAGCCCCAACCTCTGCTTGAGAACCAGGTGTGTCACGAGCTACTACCTGACTAATGTCTTGAACTTTTCCGTCAGCTGTCCGAGCACTTGAGTACTTAGTCAGTCCAGCTCTTTGCCCACCACGAGAGCGGCCAGTGCCTGGATCATAAGCACGAACATTCTGACAATCGACGGTCGTACCGTCAGGCTGTGTTTCATAGCCAGTCGATTCGACAAGTCCTTTCACCGGCCAAGGCATATCAAACCTTGTCAGGAGTCTCGCCATTAGCTCAATGTACCGCCATTGTTAGCGAACACATTCCAAATTAAGTCGCTACCTAATTTGGTGCTAATAAGAGTAACGGTGTCACCAGCGTCAGCGCAAGTCATCTTGACGGTTTGCGTACCATCAATCGAACCAATTTTAGTTGCTGCACCAGTGCTGTCACTTGTCGCACCCGTAATTTCAAGGTTGTTTGTATCCTTGGCTTGTAGATTGACGGTGACAACAATGCCAGTACGTTTTGGGTTAGCCAAAATTCGTTTGCCACCATTGGTTGCACTTGTAGTGCTGACATTACAAATGCCAAAGCTACGGTCAATTTCAATCGTGCCGTTCACACCTGGATCTTCTATTTCCAGTTCGGTTGTGGATTGAATTTGTTGAAGAATGTTATGTCCACTCATCAAAGGGTTCCTTCTAGGAAGAGATAAAATGTAAGTCCACTGTTCCGGCATTATCGCCTTGCAGTTTGAGAAAAGCCGCACCTTCAATAGCACTAGCGAGTGCATAGGTTCGGTCGGCAGCTACCGTTGTTGAAACTGCACTACCACCGCTGTAAAGCTGTTGGTAAGTGCCGTCTTCTGTACTGGCAATCCAGTAAGTGATCGATGTGATCGATGATCCGTTGGGAACAAACACTATCCCCTTCGTAAATCCCGAGAACACCAACGCTGTTGAGTTGTCCTTGTCGTCGCTTACAGTGACGCTGGTCAACACATCGTTTTGAGGTGTGCAGTGCATAGTTCACCTTAAGGGTTTGTGTCTGAAAAAAATGAGCCGTTGTACTTCACAACGTCACCGTTCATAAATCTGTTTTGTTGTTCGCTCCATGCGTCCTGATCTGAACCGTCACCGTTGTAGCCCATGCGTTCAGGCGTGTGCATGAGCTGGTCATACACAATCGATGCGTTGAGTCGGTTCTGAAATGCAGCTGCGTGAATCCCTGCGTTGTTGTCCATGCGTGCCTCTGCAATTGCGAGGCAGGACTCAAGGATTGTCTCTGCGTGAGCTGCTCCACCTTTGGGATACGGATAGCTTGCGTCGATTTTTCCAGGCAGTGCGTGGTATCGATAACTGAGCGTGTATGCCTTATCCGGTTTGGGGTAAAGCATGATCTGGAATCGCTGTCCGTTTGAGCCATCGGAGCTAATAGGTCGAATAGCGGCAAGCTTCGGGTCACTGGCAAGATCACTGTAATCTCGCTGTCGCAACACTCTTATCCGATGCTCGCCGGTTATTTCGATTGGGAACCAGCGACTATCATCTGCTGAGTAAGTCATCTGGCCTATCAAACCACCAAAGTCTGCACTGAGCGTGTAATCAGATGTGTTGGCGACAGTTGATAAAGTTGTAGTTGGTTCGAGGAATGTCCATTTGTGTCCGGTCGGTGCGGTCTGCGTTGGAGCAGGATGATAGAAGTTGCGAAGACCAGACTTAACGATGTCGTCAATCTGCGATCCTTCGTCACTTGACCAGTTTGAACTTGTGCGTTCACCGAATAAGAACCAGCCAATCTCCTTACGAATGTCTGCGTAGGTGAGACTGAGAGTTGATTCGGTTGATGTGTCTGCCGGACTTCCGAGCGTCTTGATCGTAAACTGAACCGGAATGGCATCGGTGTGCGTGAATAGCAAACCAACCACAGAAGCATTCATCTCAGTGGCAGTTAGGTTAACGCTGTACTGGCCATTGCCCTCTTCAGCGATTGAACCTGAGATACTTGCTTGTGTTCCACCGTCTTTGGTGATGTACTTACCAATCGCTCCGGCAACACCTGTCAGTGCTGCACCGCTCGATTTATTTACGAGGCCAAAGGTA